TGAAAAACGGTGGTAAAGTTAAGCCAAAGGGTATGAAAAACGGTGGTAAAGTTAAGCCTAAAGGTATGAAAAACGGTGGTAAAGTAAAACCTAAAGGTATGAAAATGGGTGGTAAAGTAAAGCCCAAGGGTATGAAAATGGGTGGTAAAGTAAAGCCCAAGGGTATGAAAACTGGTGGTGTTCAAGTTTCTGGAACAGGTTTTAAGGGTATATTTTAAATGGCAACTTCCGGTTCAAGAGATTTTAATTTAGATGTAGCAGAGGTTATTGAAGAAGCCTATGAAAGGTGCGGATTGGAAGTCCGCACTGGATATGATGCTAGAACTGCTAGACGTTCTCTAAATTTAATGTTCGCGGACTGGGCTAATAGAGGTTTAAATCTTTGGACTGTTTCTAACGGTACCGTAACAGTAACTAAGGGCACGGCTACCATAACGTTAGACCCAGATGTTGTTAGTATGCTAGAGGTTGTATTACGTAGAGATGGCACTGACTACACGTTAGGAGAAATTAGTAGATCAGATTATGTTGGTCTACCAGATAAAACTACTCAAGGTAGACCTAGTCAGTTTTGGTTCAACAGACAAATTTCACCAGTAATTAATCTCTGGGCGGTGCCTGAAAATTCTACTGATCAAATTATTTATTACTATGTTAGAAGACTAGAAGATGCAGACACTTTAATTAACACCACGGATCTTCCTTTTAGGTTCTACCCTTGCATGGTTGCTGGATTAGCTTATTATATGGCTATGAAACGAGCACCAGAGCGACTCCAAGTATTAAAAACTATTTATGAAGAAGAGTTCACACGCGCTGCTGAAGAAGACGAACAAAGAGTTTCTTTAAAGTTACAACCAAGTGCTAGATATTTGAGGAATTAATGGCCTACGCAACAGCTAAACATACGTGGGGTATATCAGATCGGTCAGGCTTTAGGTATCGTTTAAAGGATATGAGAAAAGAATGGACTGGAGCGTTAGTGGGTCCCGATGAGTTTGATCCCAAACAACCACAGTTGTATTCTCCTCATATAGGTCCAGATCCAGAATCGGTAAGAAATCCTAGACCTCCGAATGATAAGATACCTTCTCAAATTCAGCTTCCAGCTTTTAATTTAACTAGTTTAGAGTATGAACTTATTCCCATTTGTATAGGAAAAGTTGGTACAGTTACGGTGGAGACGTCATGAGCTATACACTTTCAACTTTAACTTCTGCTATTCAAAACTATACAGACAATGCAGAAACAACCTTTGTAGCAAATATTCCAAACTTCATAGAGTCTGCTGAACAAAGAATTTTAAATGCCGTTGACTTACAGTATTTTAGAAAAAATGTTTTGGGAGTAACAACAGCAGACAATGAGTATTTAACTGTGCCTACAGATTACCTCGCAGCTTTTAGTTTATCTATTTCTATTTCTGGTGTGAAAACATTTCTTTTGCAAAAAGATGTAAATTTTCTTCAAGAATATACTCCTAACCCTAATACAACTGGAACTCCTATTTATTACGCTTACTTTGATACAAATACTTTTTTATTAGCGCCAACCCCTAATGCTGGATTTACAAGCGAACTTCATTATTTTTATAGACCAGCGAGTTTAACAGCGGCTGGAGACAGTGGAACAACTTGGCTTAGTGCAAATGCACCTAATGCCATGCTTTATGGAACACTGGTGGAAGCATACATATACATGAAGGGTGAGCCTGATATGATGACTTTATACCAGGAACGTTTTAATGAATCTTTAATTCGATTAAAAGATTATGGTGAAGCTAGAGAAAACTCAGATGCTTATCGAAATGGTTTACCAGAAAGACCACGGACATGAAGATAGCTATTGTAGGTCTTGGTGGAAGTTATTCAGATTACATAGCAGCCCGTATTCGATCAGAAACATATGATGAAACATGGGGTATAAACTGTATTGGTGGCATTATAGAAGTAGATAAAACTATTATGATGGATCCTGTGTCTAGGTTTTTGGACACAGGGGATGCAGGCTCTCAGACAGGAATAGCAAAAGAATTTTTGTTAAAGAATACTAAGCCTATTATTACTTGTGAACTAGATGACCGTGTTAAACATTTAGAAGAGTATCCTCTTGAAGAAGTTATAAAAGAAGTAAACATTTGTTACTTTAACAATACAGTGGCTTACGCAATAGCTTACGCTATTTGGTATAAAGCTACAGAAATTTGTTTATATGGCATTGATTATAACTATAAGAACGTTAGTATTGCTGAAGCTGGTCGTGCTTGTTGTGAGTTTTGGTGTGCAATTGCTGTATCAAGAGGTATAAAAATAGAGGTTGCACATACTTCTGGTTTACTTGATACGAATGTACCGAACAACGAAAGACTGTACGGGTATCACAGATTGAAAGATCCATTAGTTCAAACGTTTACACAAGAAGGTTTATTAATAACAAGGCAGTCTGAAATGTTGCCGCCAGAACCTTTAGACGTAGAACCTACTTTAATAGGTCGTCATGACCTACAAAAATTAAACGGAAAAGAACAACATGTTTAGCGTTAATAGCAATATTGCTGTCGGCCAAGTCGGCGTTGCAACTTCTGACAAGGGCGGATTGTCTAACGAACAAATTTCAGAACTAGCCACTAATAAAATAGTATCTATTTCTGAAAATGCACCGGAACCTATAAAACAACAAGCGCATATTTTTGCAGATAATGTTCGCAATGTTTTGCATTATTATATAGAGTTGGCTAAAAAAGAAGAACGTGCTACTATATGTCATCAGTTACGTGAGGCGGGTCACAAAGACTTAGCAGAAACTATAAGGAGAATGTAATGGCTATAACACAAGCAATGTGTACCTCGTTTAAAAAAGAACTTTTGACAGCTACGCATAATTTTGCAACAAATGGAAACGCTTTTAAACTGGCGTTATATACAAGTTCGGCAACAATGGGTGCCACGACTACTGCGTATTCTACTGCTCAAGAAATCAGTAATACGGGTAGTTATGCAGCAGGGGGCGGAACTTTAACTAAAGTTGCTCCAACTTCTAGTGGAACAACAGGGTTTACAGATTTTGCAGACCTTAGTTTTACCACAGCGACTATAACAGCGCGTGGTGCCTTAATATATAACGACACGAACGGTGACAAAGCTGTTTGCGCATTAGATTTTGGAGCCGATAAATCTTCTTCTTCTGGAACTTTTACAATTCAATTTCCCGCCGCAGACGCAAGTAATGCTATTATTAGAATAGCTTAATGGAGTAATTTATGCCGACGCAAACAGGTTGGGGACGCGGTACATGGGGGCAAGGAGCTTGGAGCTCTGCTCTTCCTGTTACAGTAACGGGCGTCGCAGCAACTGGTGCGGTAGGAAATGAATCCGTCGTTGCAAGCGCATTAGTCACTCCGACTGGTGTTGCAGCAACAGGCGCAGTTGGAACTGTTCTTGCCGCGGGTGGAGCAGTTGTCACAGAAACAGGTCTAACGGGAACTATTGGTTTTGGCGACGAACAAGTTGTTGGAACCGCAGTAGTAAGCCCGACTGGTGTTGCGGCAACTGGCGCAGTTGGTAATGAATCCGTCGTGGGCACAGTAGTAGTAAGCCCGACGGGTGTTTCGGCAACTGGAACAACAGGCAATGTTAGCATCCAAGAAGGCGTTAATGTTTACCCAATAGGCGTTACAGCAACCGGAGGAATTGGTCATCCAAATGTATGGGGATTAATTATTCCTTCACAAACACCTAATTGGAGTGGTATAACAGTTTCACAAACACCCGCATGGACGGATATAGCAGCATAAGGAATTAAAAATGGCAAGTACCTATGTAAATAACCTCAGACTAAACGAGATGGCTACTGGCGATGCGTCTGGTACTTGGGGTACAACAACAAACACAAATTTAGAAATAATAGGCCAAGCAGTTGCTTGGGGTACAAGGGCGATTGCAAATGCCTCAACAGATAACATTACAATAGCGGACGGTGCGTTAGACGCGGACAGGTGCCTTGGGTTAAAACTCACAGGTGGCGGTCAGGCGTGTACGGTAACACTTCTGCCAAACACAAGTTCAAAAACTTGGTTCATGTATAACGCAACGGCTGCGGCTTTAACTTTTACCTGCGGTAGTGGAGCAAATGTTGTTATTCCAGCGGGACAGACCAAGGTTATTGCAACGGATGGTCTGGGTTCGGGTGGCGTGGTCCATGATTTACTTACTGCGGTTAACTTAGCAGGAGCCACAGTGGTTGATGATTTGACGGTTAGTGATGATTTAACTGTTACAGGTGACATAGACGTAGACGGTACAACCAACCTAGACGTTGTAGATATTGATGGTGCGGTGAACATGGCAACGACTGCCTTAGTAACAGGCGTCCTGACCACCACTGCTGCGACTGTGTTTAACGGTGGGTTTGCTGCTAATGCTGCTTCTACAATCACAACTGCTGATAACACGGATACCCTCTCACTTATCTCTACAGATGCAGATGCTAACATTGGGCCTAACCTTAGGGTGTATAGAAACTCTAGTTCACCCGCAGATAATGATGTTTTAGGAATTATACATTTTGAAGGGCGCAACGATAACTCGCAAGACGTAGTATATGCAGAAGTAGGAGTGCAAGCCCGTGATGTGAGTGATGGTACTGAAGATTCAAATTACTTCATAAATACAATAGTTGCTGGAACATTAAGAAATAGAATTAATGTGTTTCCAACTGAGGTGGTTCTAAATGAGGAGAGTATAGACTCAGACTTCAGAGTTGAATCAAATGGTGTAACTGATGCTCTGTTTGTTGATGGTGGAAACAATAATGTTCAGATAGGTACAGGCGCAGATTTTGTTACCAACACAGCAGGTACATCTAACCTAAGACTTGGTGTCAACGCAGGTAACTCAATAGCATCTGGCGGTAACTACAACGTGACTGTGGGTGACGAAGCTGGTACTGCGATTTCGACAGGCGATAATAATACTTTATTAGGTTATGCCTCAGGGGATTCTGTTACAACAGGTTCTTTTAACACCTTATTAGGAACCTTTGCTGGTGATGCTTTAACTACGGCAAATAGCAACGTAGCTGTTGGATATTTAGCACTAAGCACAGATACTTTAGGTGCAAAAAATGTTGCAGTTGGTGTTAGCGCATTACTCACACAGAATTTTACAACTGCTACGGATAGTTTTAACACTGGTGTTGGTCATAACGCAGGTAAATTAGTAACCACAGGCGTACAAAACACCCTCATCGGTAGTCTAGCTGGTGATGCCTTAACTGATGCTGACTTTAACGTGGCTTTAGGTATGGGTGCATTAACAACAGATACATTGGGTAGTCGCTCAACAGCTATAGGTGCTCATGCTCTACAAGAGTCAGCCTTTACTACAGCTACTAATACATACAATACAGCAGTTGGTTACGATGCAGGACAACAAGTAACCACAGGCACAAACAACACCCTAATCGGTGGTCTTACAGGCGATGCTCTTACTACAGGCAGTGGCAATACACTGCTTGGTTTTGGTGCAGGAGGAGCAGAAACTACAGGTGCTAACAATGTTATTATAGGACAAGCAGGACAAGCACAAACACTTACTAGTGACACAGTAGCAATTGGTGATGGGGCATTACAAACAAACACTAAGTCAGCTAAAAATACTGCGATTGGTAGAAGTGCATTAAGGGTTCTTAATCATACCACAGCTACAGATGCTCACAACGTAGCCGTTGGGTATTTTTCAGGAATAGCAATGACCACAGGCAGATATAACACCCTCACTGGTAGCCTATCAGGTGATGCTCTTACTGATGCTGATTTCAACGTAGCTATAGGTAATGAGGCTTTAACAACAGATACTCTTGGTAGTAGATCTGTAGCTGTAGGTTATGCCAGCTTGTTTACTCAAAACTTCACTACAGCGACAGATTCTCACAACACAGCAGTTGGGTATTTCGCAGGTAAAGCAGTGACAACAGGCGTAGGAAACACCCTACTAGGTGGACTAGCTGGTGACGCACTTACAGACGCAGATTTTAACGTAGCGGTAGGTTTTCAGGCTTTAAGCACAGACACTTTAGGATCACGTAATACGGCATTAGGCGTAAATGCATTAGAAATCCAAAACTTTACAACTGCTACAGATTCGTATAATACAGCGATTGGAGCATTGGCAGGATCACGGATAAGCACAGGCACACTCAACACTTTCGTGGGTGGTGAAGCAGGTGATGGTACTGATGATGGTGAAGGTAATGTTGCAGTTGGATATTTAGCATTAAGTGGAAACTGTGGTAACGATAACACAGTAGTTGGAAAATCAGCAGCCGTAGCCGCAACAGGAGCTAATAATACTTGTATTGGTCAAGCAGCAGGAAACGGATTAACTTCAGGCGGTAACAATTTATTTGTAGGTAGGGATTCAGGACGTACAGGAAGTCCTGGAGGTAATATTACTACAGGGAGTAATGAGATTGTATTAGGCGATGAGGCTATAACCGAAGCACACATTCAAGTAGATTGGACAGTAGCATCAGACCAACGTGATAAGACAGACTTTACAGCCCTAGACTTAGGCTTAGACTTTGTTAAGGCATTAGCACCTGTTACTTATAAATGGGATAAGCGTTCTAAGTATGGTGACAAGTCTGCTGATGACTATGATTTACTAGATCAAACTCCAGATGGTACACACAAAGAAGACTGGTTAGACATAGGCTTTAAAGCTCAAGAAGTTCAAACTCTTGAGGAAGCTGCTGGATATACAACTGCTGCTAAGAAAAACCTTACTGTATCTACAACAGGTGATGGCAAGCAAATGGGTATTCAATACAGCAAGTTTGTACCAATACTCGTCAAAGCAATGCAAGAACAGAACGCATTAATTGAAGCACTCACTGCAAGAGTAACAGCACTAGAGGGTTAAGCATGGACTTACTACCAAGAAACTTTCCGAACATAGGGGTTGTTGAGGGACAACTCCCAAAGGATGTTGTGGAAAACATATGGACTGTGATTAACGAGGCAAGAGAGAAGCCAGAAGACATGAAGCCTGAACTTGCAGGTAACATCAGCTCATCAATACGCTTAGACTCAGTCTCACCCTTACTAGA